GACCAACAGCGACATGTTGAAGATGGGTCGTGGTCTGGCCAAGGTGGCCAACCAGATGAACCCTGGCCGCAAGCAGAAAGGTGTCTGACATGGCTACCTACAAAGTTCCCAAGGTTGTCCCCAACGTCGTTGTTGGCGAAGAGGACAACAAGAAGTATCTGCGTGAGGCCAACGTGTCTGTGGCCAACGTGCGTAGCGGCGAGTACAAGCCGACCAAGACCTCGGGTATCAAGACTCGTGGCAACGGTTGCGCCACCAAGGGCACGATGGCCAGGGGGCCGATGGCGTGAACTACACGCAACTCAGCAGCGCCATCCAGGCGTACACCGAAAACCCGAGCAGCGATTTCGTTGCTCAGATACCCGTTTTCGTCCAACAAGCTGAGCAGCGTATCTACAACACAGTTCAGTTTCCGTCCCTGCGCAAGAATGTTACGGGTACAACCTCGGCCGGTAACAAGTATCTTGCTTGCCCGAATGACTTTTTGGCCGTGTACTCGATGGCGGTCGTGACGGACGTAGTTGGTGACGACATCAACACCGGCACGTACGAGTATTTGCTGAACAAGGACGTCAACTTCATCCGGCAGGCGTACCCCACACCCGACGATACGGGTGTCCCACGGTACTACGCTTTGTTTGGGCCGACGTACGGGCTGGATACGGAGTTGACGTTCTTGATGGGTCCAACGCCGAATGACGCGTACAAGGTAGAACTGCACTATTACTACTACCCGCAGTCCATCGTGACGGCGGGCACGTCTTGGTTGGGCGACAACTTCGATACCGTCCTGCTGTACGGATCGCTGGTCGAGGCGTACACCTACATGAAGGGTGAGCAGGACATGATGGCCATGTACAACCAGAAGTACATGGAAGCCCTGCAACTGGCCAAGCGTCTGGGCGATGGCCTGGAGCGCAGCGATGCGTACCGCAGTGGCCAGTCGCGTCTGGCTCCGCTGCCGCAGAATAACGGGGTCAAGTAATGCCCATCGAGCAAGGCGCGACCAATCAGTTCAAGGTGGGCTTGGCTTCGGGCCAGTTCAACTTCAGCACTGACACGTTCAAGATGGCGCTCTACACGGGCGGTGCCAGTATTGGGCCGACCACGTCTGCGTACACAACGGCAAGCGAAGTGGCCAGTGGCAACGGCTACACCACGGGTGGTGAAGTGCTTACGGTTTCGGTGCAGCCTACGACGGGGTCAGACCCAAACAACACGGTGGCCTACTTGTCGTTCAGCAATGTCACGTGGAATCCGGCGTCGTTTACTTGCCGTGGGGCGCTGATATACAAGGTGGGTGGCGGGAACCCAACCGTTTGTGTGTTGGACTTTGGCGGTGACAAAACCGCCGCAACGTCCTTTGAGGTGCAGTTCCCGGCTGCTAACAGCACCAACGCGATCATCCGCATTGCATAGGAGTCATCATGTCTCAAATCGAAAAGGCCAAGGCCCAAGACATCGTCACCAGCGGCCTGATCGCTGGCACCCATTCCCCCGAGCAGGCAACTGCCACGGGCAAGTACACCTTTGAGTGCTACGACAAGGATGGAAACCTCAAGTGGACCGCCGAGACGGAAAACCTTGTGGTCAACGTCGGTCTTCAGTACATGGCAGGCGTTGCCCTGACCTCCACCACGCAGATCACCACTTGGTATATCGGCCTGTGGGGTGCGGCTGCATCTAACGCGCCCGCTGCCGGTGACACGATGGCTTCGCACATCGGTTGGACTGAGGTTACGCCTTACTCCAACGCCACCCGTCCGACCGCAACCTTCGCGGCGGCAACCAATGCCAACCCCTCTGTGGTGACCAACAGCGCAAGTCCTGCATCCTTCACCATCAACGCGACGGCAACGGTGGGCGGTGCGTTCCTGACCTCCAACAACACCAAGGGCGGCTCCACTGGCACACTGTTCTCGGGTGCTGACTTCTCCGCTCCAGGCGACCGCAGTGTGGTGTCCGGTGATACATTGAATGTTACTTATAGTTTATCTCTTGCAGGATGATGTTGTAGAATACACCCTCAATTAACTTTGGGGGTGTATTGTGGCTAACCTTTACCGCACGTATCGTGGAATGCTCAGCCGGTGCCAGAACCAAAACCAGAAGTCCTACAAATACTATGGTGGGCGTGGGATAAAGGTTTGCCCACGTTGGATCGGTGTTGATGGGTTCAAAAATTTTTTGGCTGACATGGGGCCTCCCCCTGATGGGGCAACATTAGACAGAAAAGACAACTCGGCGGATTACTCATTGGAGAACTGCCGTTGGGCCACGAAGGAAGAGCAGGCCAACAACAAGCGGAACAACAGGTGGATAACCGCCAACGGCAAAACGCAAACGTTGGCTCAGTGGGCGCGTGATCTTGGTTGCAACCCAAGCAACATCCTGTACCGAATCAAATCAGGAATGACAGATGAGCAGGCCGTTACCACTCCGGTTACTGAGCGGCCAAACTCAAAACTGTCTGTTGAAGATGCCCGGTTTATCCGAGAAAATTACCCTGTAATGACATCAACTGCGTTGGCAAACAAACTTGGTGTCAGTAAGAAAACCGTGCTTAATGTCATTCATTTCAAAACATTCAGGGATGTAGAATGATCAAGATCGACTTTGAGTTCGACACTCCCCACGGCGTCTTCCGTGACGCCCTTCATTTGCCTGAAGATCACACCTTCACGGAGGAGGAGATTCAGGCGATGAAGGAACAGCGCCGGGACAACTGGATCGCCATCGTCACCGCACCTCCGGTCGAAGAAACTCTTACTCCCCCGCCATTTCCCCCCGCTCCCGCCCAGGAGTAAATCGTGCCTGATCGCTACTGGGTTGGCGGAACTGCGAGTTGGGACGGCACCGCAGGTACTAAGTGGGCCACCACATCCGGGGGAGCCGGAGGTGCGTCTGTTCCCACCAGTGCTGACGATGTGTTCTTTGACGCCGCTTCGGGCGCGGTTACGGTTACTGTTTCCGCCACGGCAAACTGCCTGAGTCTGAACTTCACTGGTTTTACCGGAACATTTGCAGGCAACTCAAACCTAAATATATTCGGGAGCCTTACCCTTTCTGCCGGGATGACGCATTCGTTTACCGGCTTTATGTATTTTAATTCAACAACAACCGGAAGAACTATTACTACTGCCGGGAAAACCGTCAACTCCAACCTTGTGTTCCAAGGAGTTGGTGGTGGTTGGACGTTGCAGGATGCGTTTAATGGCAGCGGATCTTCATCTATTGATGTTCAGGCCGGGACATTTAACACCAACAACTTTAATATCACCACAGTAAGTTTTATAAGTAGCACAAGCACAGCAAGAACAATCAATCTTGGTTCAAGCACGATTACTTTGATTCAAACAGGTACGGCAATTGATTGTTCTACTACTACTAATTTGACGTTAAACGCCGGAACATCTACTTTTATTATTAACGCAGCCACGGGCGGCGGTGTTAACTGCGGCGGCACGGCCGGACCCGCCGTCACTCTATACAATGTTAGGTGGACCGGCGCCACTGCAACATCAAGAACAATTACTGGCGCTCTAAACGCAAATCCTGCTATCACATTTAATAACATTGAAGTTGCTGCGCCCGCAACCGCAGGGGTGGCGCAGTTATTGTTTGCAAGCAACACAACCATCAACGGCACGCTGTCCACTACTGGCACAGCAGGCAACCGACGGGTGTGGTTCCGAGGCGCAACATACGGCATTGCCCAAACCCTCACGATCAACAGCACCCCAAGTCTGACCGACGCAGACTTCCGCGACATCTACGTCATCGGCACTGCTGCGCCCATCTCGGGCACTCGGATTGGAGACTTGCGCGGTATTCGCGGCATCACAGCATCCACGCCCAAGACGGTGTATTGGAACCTTGCCGCAGGTGGCAACTGGTCAGCAAACGCATGGGCAGCATCTTCGGGTGGTGGTGTCAGTACAGACAACTTCCCGCTTGCTCAAGACACGGCGATCATTGAGAACACAGGTCTTAATGCAGGGGCCACAATCACAATGAACTCTGCTGTTCCCTATACGGGGACGGTAGATATGTCTGGTCGCACCAGTGCCATGACGTTGAGTGTTGGGAATTACTTAATTTATGGTGATTGGACGAATGGGTCTGGCACGACGGTCAGCGGATTGAATGCTCTGACATTCTCGGGGCGCAACACTCAAACCATCACTAGTGCAGGCAAGTCAATGGGCGCCTGGATTTCAGTTGATTGCTATGGCGGCACAGTTCAACTTGCTGATGCACTGAACATGCCTAGCGCCGTGCTTACTATTACCAACGGCACGTTTGATACCAAGAACTACAACGTCACTGCCAGTTATTTGTTATCTAGCAACAGCAACGTCAGAACGATTAATTTTGGGTCAAGTACGGTAACATTGTCGGATACCGCAAACACATCTTTTGCGACCATTACAAATCTTACATTTAACGCCGGTACATCAACAATTATTTTGTCTGGAGGTTCAACAGGAACAATACTAAGCAGTGGTGGCTTGACGTTTTACAATGTAACTTTGTCATCAACAACTAGCGGCAATAGTCCTGTAATTTCAGGTAATAACACATTTAATAATTTTACTGTTACTGCGCCTGCTACCGCCGGTTTAATCGGGATGCGTTTTTCAGGAAACAACACCATTAACGGCACCTTGACCGTTGCCGGAGCATCTCCTGTTCGTCGCATCTTCCTGCGTTCCGACACCCTCGGCACTACCCGTACCCTCACCGTAGCCACTCTCAGCGCAACTGACTGCGACTTCCGCGACATCACGATTGCCGGGGCTGCTGCCGGATCATCGCCTACCCGTGCAGGGAATTGCGGCGGGAACTCGGGTATCACGTTTCCGTCTCCTAAAACGGTCTACTGGAATTTGGGCAGCACCTCTCAAAACTGGTCTGCTACGGCATGGGCGCCTGGATCGGGCGGTACGCCGGACATCAATCAGTTCCCCTTGGCTCAGGACACGGCAGTGTTCGACAACACCGGCAGCGCGGGGACGGTCACGATTGATGCTGCATGGAACATCGGGACGTTTAATGCATCTGCGCGAACAAGCGCGATGACGTTGACCACGAGCACCAACGCTCCGGTTGTTTATGGCAACTGGACGTTCGGCACCGGAGTAACTTCATCGAGCACCACCGGAACGATCACCTTTGCAGGCAGAAGCACTCAGACCATCACCAGTAATGGCGTGACGTTTGGATGCCCGGTTACTGTCAACGGTGTCACGGGAACAGTTCAACTTGCCGATGCACTAACGCTTGGTTCCACAAGAACCCTGAATCTTACTAGCGGCACGTTTGATGCGGTGACATACAACGTCACGATCGGCCTGTTCCTAATGAACGCAGGCTCACTGCGCATGGGTTCTGGAACGTGGACGCTATCCGGCACGGGGACTGTTTGGGAATACTTCGGAGGAACAATTTTCAAAGGTTCTGCAAACTTCGTATTGTCCGACACAAGCACTACGTCCCGTACTTTCTCGGGGGGTGGACAGTCATACAACAAACTTACGATTGGAGGAACTACAGGAACTTCAACGCTGACTCTCACATCGAATGATACTCTTACTGAGTTGGCCTCGACCAAGACTGTCGCGCATACCATCGCTCTTGGCCCGGCAACTCCTACTTATGGAAAATGGTCAGTGACAGGCACGGCAGGTAACGTAGTCACGGTTACGGGAACTGCCACCATCACGATTGCAGGCGCAGCCGTTTCCGGCGTTGACTACCTTGCGATGGGAACGACTGCCCTGTCGGCCACAAGCCCTGGCGAGTTCTACTCCGGTGCCAACTCCACCGGCACTGGCGCAAACATCATCAAGACCGCCGCACCCGCTGCACGCACGCTTTACTGGGTTGGTGGCACTGGCAACTGGAGCAGCACAACCAAGTGGTCTACATCATCAGGTGGAGGCTCAGGTGCGGCTGTCCCGACAAGCCTTGACAATGTGATCTTTGATGCTGCGTCCAACGCAACAGCGTATACCGCTACGATTGATGCCACAAGCCGGTGCAATCAACTAACGATTGCAGGGCCGACATCGGGTAACGTGACGCTTGCGGGGTCGTCTACGCTGATCTGCCACGGCAACA